TTGAATGACATTCACCATTGCTTAGCGCTCCTGAGTGCAGACCACGTAGTCCACGTTGAGGGTTTCGAGATTGGCTCCACCGTTCTTGACGCCCAGGCCAATTTGCATTTCGGTCGCCGAAGTGAAAATGTAATCGTGCTGGGTCACGGCCACGCCGTCGACGAAGAACGACACATAGGCGTTGGTGGCCGAATACGGCATGTACTCAATCCGCAGAGTCTGGTACGCCGCCCCGCCAGCAGTCACAGCCCGCTTCGCCAAATTGTTGACGTTCGCCGCTGTGAGTTCGTTGGTCGTCTGCGTCGTGCTATTGCTGGTCTCGGTCTGCCAGACAGTCCCGCCATCCACTTTGACGAACACCGCTCCGCTGTACGAAGCGGGAGGGCCAGCGCCGTTGTCCTGCAGTGAGTTCGCGCCCACCGCATCCAGCAGCCCCACGAGGATGTTCGCGTCGTCGGTGTTGGCCTCGGTGAACTGCACGCGGGCTTCAAAGAGCAAAGGCTTGTCAGCCGCAAACTTGAACACCTCGTTCGCCGACTCGATGTAGGCTTCGTCGTTGTCCGCCACAGTGCCGTCAGACGCCACGAGGGCGATGATCCCACCCGCCGCATCGCCAACGCTCGCCGTGCCAGAGTCGCTCAGCGTGGTCACCCAGTCCGCCGAGTCCACATCACGCAGAAAGTCGTCTTGAATCGTGAATTGGTGGCGGAGTCGCAGCAACTCCGGCAAACCGTCAGTACGTACTGCCATTGCTGGCCTCCTTAGTTGGAACGAATGGCAGCCAGAAACTGCCGGGGATCACTGGGATACGACACCGCCGCAGCCACCGGGGGAGAGACAGCCGGACGCCCGGCCCGCTGCGTCACCGGCCACGATTCGAGCAACGCCGCCCGTTTGTTGGCATCGACAGCCAAGAGGGCTTTGAGTCGCTCGGGGGTGACCTCTCGGCCAGACGACTCCAATAACTTCCGGGCGTCGTGATCGGCCTTGACCACCGCGAACCCCTCCATGAGGGCGTCCAGCTTGCTCATGATCGGGGTCAGCGATTCGGCCACCGCCTTCTTCACGTCGGGCATCTCCTGTTCCTCCATCTCGGGCTCTGACATCTCGGCAACCGGGGCCGCGTCTTCAGCCTGCAGCATCTCCTGCGCCTTGAGGATTGCCGCGATTTTCTTCATCTTCGCCGCTCGGTCACCGTCACCGGCCAGCACTTGGGACACCATCGTCGCGAAGTAGTCTTCGTTTTCTTTGACGGGCAGATCGGCATATTCGCCCATCCCCTCCGCAGTGAGGATCTTCTCCTCGCCCGCAGCCATCGCCGCTTCTCGAATCGTCATGCGTTGCTTCTCGCTTTCAAAAAGCCCCGCGTTAGTCGCCGGGGTCTGGACTAGATCAATCGAGTGAACCCGCTCGACGGTCTCCACAATCACCTGCTTCCCATCCATGCGGACGGTTCCCTCGGCATGATGACTCAGGCCAATTCGGTTCGGATTGCGCTCCGCTGCCTCTGCGACAAGTTCGGCCTGCGGATGCGACTTGAGGTAATGCAGGTCACCGTACACCGCGCCCTGCTCCTGCCGGACATTGCGAATCCAGCCGAACGCCTCGGCGAGTGGTCGATCTTTCCGCTCGGTCGCTGGATGGTCCACATTGACGGGAGCACCCTCGTACAGTCGGGCAGCCTCTGCCATCGCACGCGGGCTGTAACGTCGCCCGTTGCGGCTGTCCTGCCCCAGGATGCGTACCCCCTCGATCAAACCGGCTTCACGGTCGACACGTCGGGGGGCGATGGTGGTCTGCTCGGTGAGTCGCATATCCCGATTGTCACCGGATGCAACTCCCCCGCAATATCCACCCCGATAAAATGGGGCGTTCATACAAAATGCACCCTCGGGCAAATTTACCCAAGGGTCAGAGAACGCGGTTGCGGATCGCTGTCGGCTCGGCCTTCGTCTGCAAATAGCACCGGCAATTGGGGTGCGCCGGCGGGCCACCGTTGCGGATGATCTCGTCCACCGCACGCCCACCGCCTGGCCCTGGCAGATTCTGCAGCACCACGTCCCACAGGTCGACTGACTTGCCATGTAGGGGTCGGCAGATCGGACAGACCTTGCCGTCCTTCTCGGTCTGCCATCGCGTCACGAGGTTCAAGGAGAACGCCGCCAGCAGTAATTGGGTCGCGTTGGTCCCCTCGGTCTGTGCCAGAGTCGTTGTCGTGGCCGCTGTCACTGCGTCACGATCCGGGCCGAGTGCCGACGCTAGGACGCCCTCGATATCCGCAGCCGTGCCCGTTCGGATCAGTTCGCCCGATGCAATGACGATCTCCTTCGCGGACTGGATCGACGAACGGGCCGAGTCTGCCGCGATGGCCTGTGCCCGTAGCAGTGCCTGCCGGTATGCCTGCGTCCGTGTCTCGTCACTCGGCTGTTGACCGGCTGGAAGCAGTTCTTCGGCGTGCTGGTTCAACGCGGCAAGGATGATCGCCAACAAGATCAACGCCAGTTCCCGCCTGCGCTCCTCTTCCCAGCGGTTCCAATCGGCCTCGCTCACGTTGCGGATGTCCGGGGGATTGCCCAGCATCTCCCGCAACTCTCGCCGCTGACGTGACGTGAGGCGAGACAGCCGACGTGCGAAATCAGCCTCAACGCCCATTCGGTTGGCCAGTTCGCTCACTGCTGCAATCCCTCCAAGATCGCCCGGGCCTCTGGCAGCGTCCGGACGCTCTCCAATGCCGCGACGATTGCCGCCTGCAGAGTGCCAGCGTTCTCCGCCGAACCGCAGCCCGAACAGTCGCACGACTCAGAGACATTGCCCACAATCCCCGCTGCCCAGTCCACGCCGCTGGTCCCACCCCAGCCCAACCACGCGACGTGCCCGGCATCTCGCCACGGCTCGCCCTCATACTCCGGGGCAACGTCGGCGTTCTTGCGATGCCGGGCAAACGCCGCCATCCGCCCGACGGTCTCACGTGACAGGTTCTCCCCGGATGCCAATTGATTGGCTCGCGTCCATCCCACTTGCGTCATCCCTGCCACCGCGTCCCCGTGCTCATCACGCCACTTCAGCACCCTCCGGGCGTTGTTGCGGGCCGCCTCGGGAGGGCTGTACGAGTCCTCGGCTTCCCTGACCGGCATGATCGACGGGGCCGGCGATTGGGTCGGTCCCTCCTCCGCTCGGTTGCGTTGCTCCTCCTCCCAATCCAGCCCCATCTGACGGGCTGCCGTCCTCTTGCTGACGACGCCCATGCCCAATTGGATCTGGGACACGTCCGCCAGTTCCCGGGCGTTCCTGCTGGCCACAGAAGGCTTCTGGACGGCGATGTCTACGAGGGCCTCAATCTCTGGCCATGGTCGGGCAGTCAACAAGCCCCGATCGTGTTCGAACCGCAGCACCTTCCACAGCAACGCGGTGAACTCCCTCGCGTAGAACGACTGATCGGCCTCGCGGGCTTTCACGAACGGGGATTCGGCCACCAGCGTCGACGCGTAGTTGGCGTTACTCGCATCACCGGACACCATGTATTCGGGCATCGCCCAGCGTGTTCCGACAATTCGCAGCACGTACTGCGACACCTCAAGGAATCCGCTGTTACGCTCGGCCCCCATCGGCCCCGGCTTGTAGACCAGCCCTGGCGACGGCTTCAAGATCGTCCCGGGCTTGTAGCGCTGCACGTTCTGGTTCTTCGTACCGCCGCCGACCACCTGCCGCCCGTACTGCGTCACAGCATCGGACGCCCCGAGGGTCTGGATGCTGGCCTGTGACGTCCCAGGGGGAGCCTCCAAGATCCACGCGATGGCCGATTGAAGGGCAGCACCCTCCGCCATGTTCCGCCGGAGCTTCGCCTCGCGGCTGATCTCCTCGACCACCAAGAACGTATCGCTCACCCCACGCTTGGCGTTCCGGCTCACGTTCCGCTTGATGTGCAGCATCCGCCGCGACGGAATGTAGTCCCAATCCAGACCGCCGTCATCGCGCGACAAGTGATACCCGAGGGCTTCGGCTGGACGATTCGC